AAGCTATGCTTCAGAAACAAAAGGAGGTTCTAAAAAACTTTTGATAAAATTAGATTATTCTTTAGAAACTCCAGAAGAAAGAGTACGATTAGTGGAGCAAATTTTGGCTGAATAGCCTAACCCTCCTCAAAAATATATAGAAATTTTAACTGATTATCTAGTTATGTGCATGGAGCGTCAAGAGCGCCGTGAGCGCAAGATATTAACTGAAAACCGTTTAGCAACAGTTAATAAACGTGAAACTTCTTTTGAAGGTCTTGTATCACAACTAGAAAGTGGCGAAGATGGAATCTATAATCTTATCCATGAAAATAAAAATCAAATATTTAAACCAAAAGTAAAAATAACAAAAAAAGATATTGAAGAAATACCTGAACTCCAACAAATAAGAGATTCCATTGAATTTTGGGAAGAAAAGGCAAAGACCGCACAAGGCCGCGAAGCGTTTATTATACGAAAAACAATTATTGAGTTACGCAAAGATCAATACCTTGTGAAAGACTCTTTTCGATAGCCTATTCAAGCAAGTTCAACTGCGCATTCACGCGGCATCTATAAACTTACTTATGATGATAAAACTTGTGATTTTGATGAAGAAGGATACCCAATTCCTTCCGGACTCTCTCTTTTGGATCCAAACATTTGTTCGACAATCTTATGCTTATATTCTAAATTAAAACAAGATGGTTATAGCGAATTCATTGGCGATTTATACTATCTTATGGAAGATTTTGATAAAATTTCTACTATTGCGCTTGCGCCTTATCCTATTTATCAAAAATTAGTATTATATAAAATAGATGGTCGACAAAATGCCGAAATACAAAATTTATTACAAACAGAATTTGGTATTACTCATAGCCTTGAATATCTTTCAAGTCTTTGGCGTAATAAAATTCCTAAACTAATAGCCAGTGCCGCAGAAGATCAATATCTTGAATGGCATTACCTTAATATTGAAAAAGGTAAATATAAAAGATGCAGTTGCTGCGGACAAATTAAATTAGCTCATAATAAATATTTTTCTAAAAATAAAACTAGTAAAGATGGTTACTATAGCATTTGTAAAAAGTGCCGCAATGCTAAAAGTAAAAAAAGAAAAAAGGAGAAATAATTTATGAGCGAATTACATTATTGTAAAAAATGTAATAGAACCATGGATGGGGAATAGTTCTATTCTTCTAATAATTTAGAAAAATACCCTGATAATGGTAAATTTGACATTTGCAAGAAATGTATGACTATGCATGTAGATAACTGGGATCCAAACACTTATCTTTGGATCCTAGAAGAAGCTGACGTGCCTTACGTCCCTGATGAATGGAATAAATTGATGGCAAAATATGCCAATAATCCAGAAAAATTAACTGGTATGACTATTTTAGGGCGTTATCTTTCTAAAATGAAACTTAAACAATTTAGAGATTATCGATGGAAAGACACTGCTTTCTTGCAAGAATTGACGCAAAATAAAATTGAACAAACGATGAAACGCTCCGGTTATGATGCTTAGCAAATTGCCGAAGCTATTAATAAGGCTACTTTTACTTTTGATGAGCATTATGAACAACCTCCAATCCCAACTTCGAATGAGTCTGAAGATTACTTCGACCAATAGAATGATGTTTCTATTCCTGAAGAAACATTTGATTTGACTGATGAAGAAAAATTAATGCTACGTCTTAAATGGGGAAAAACTTATAAGCCAGAAGAATGGATTAAACTTGAACAATTATATAATGAATTCCTTTAGTCTTATGACATTCAAAGTGCAGGACATATTGATACTCTTAAATTGATATGCAAAACCTCTCTTAAAGCCAATTAGTTAATCGATATTGGGGACGTCGAGGGTTTTCAAAAAATGAGTCGTGTGTATGATAATCTAATGAAGAGCGGTAAGTTTACCGCCGCTCAAAACAAAGCAGAATCCGGGGAATACGTAAACTCAGTTTCTGAACTTGTTACTTTATGTGAATAGCAAGGCTTTATTCCTCGTTATTATGTATCTACGCCGCAAGATAAAGTTGATGAAACTTTATAGGATACTAAAAATTATGTGCGGACTTTAGTTACCGAAGAAATGAATTTGGGTAATTTAATTGAATCTTCAATACGCACGATGAATTATGAAGAAAATAAAGAAGAAGATGAAGATATCGAAGACGAAATAATGGAAGATGTAATCCCTGAGATTACTGATGAAGATTTTATGGAGCAAGAGGAATTTCTTGAGTCTGAGCAAGAGAAAGATGCGCAATTGACTGAAGAATTAGTCTTGGGCAAAAATAATTAATGGCATTACAAGAACTTTTAAATTTATAGTCTCGATACAATAAATTAGGGCTTTCTGAAGAGCGCGTAACTGCAATTCTTCCAGTAGTGCGTGAGTATGTAGCATTCTGGCGTGAGTATCCAGATATGTTTATTGATTTCCTTTTGGAGGCAGGGAACCCTTAGAATTTTCATCTTTATTTTTATCAACGAGTATTTTTACGGGCGGCAATGCGGCATAAATATGTGTATGCAGTTTATCCGCGCGCCTATTCAAAATCGTTTCTTGCAATTATGATTTTAATGATACGTTGCATTCTCTATCCCAAGTGTAAACTTTTTGTTACTTCAGGTGGTAAAGAACAGGCGGCTGGCATCATAAAGGAAAAAGTACAAGAAATATGCAATCTTATTCCAGCAATGGATAAGGAAATAGACTATCGACCTGGTCAAACTAGATTTAGTAAAGACCAAACTACAATAGTATTTAAAAATGGCTCTTATTTTGATAATATTGCAGCGCGTGAAACCTCTCGTGGTAAGCGTCGGCATGGTGGAGTCATAGAAGAATGTGTTGGAGTCGATGGCGATATACTGTCTCAGGTTATTATCCCCACAATGAACATTTCACGTATGTGTATGGATGGAACAACATAGCCTGAGGAAACGCTTAACAAGTCCTAGATCTACGTGACTACAGCTGGGTACAAAAACACATATGCCTACGATAAACTTATTTAGTTGTTAGTTTGGTAGATTGTAAAGCCAGAACGTTCAATTATTCTCGGAGGTACTTACCGCATCCCAGTTCTTATGAAGCTTCTGGATAAAAGTTTTGTCCAAGACTTGCGTATGGACGGCACCTTCAATGAAAGTGCCTTTTAGCGAGAATATGAGAGTAAGTGGTCTGGTACAGTGGAGGATGCATTCTTCAATCCAGAGATCTTTGAGCGAAACCGCATCTTGAATTAGCCGGAATATGAGCCTTCTGGACGTGCATCAAAACAATCTTATTACATACTTTCTGTGGATGTTGGTCGCAAACAATGTGACACTGTTGTTTGCGTTTTTAATGTTATTCCGCAACAGCAAGGCACATCAATAAAGAAATTGGTTAACATATTTGTATTAACTGATGAGCACTTTGAAGATCAAGCAATAAGATTAAAACAATTATATTATAAATTTAAAGCGCGTCGTATTGTAATTGATGCGAATGGATTAGGTATTGGGCTTGTAGATTATATGATAAAAACTCAAGTTAATCCTGAAACAAATGAAACTTATTATGATTTTGGTGTTTATAATGATGAGGATAATTATTATAAAAAATATAGAACTAATTTTACAGAGCAAGATGCAATGTATTTAATTAAAGCTAATGCGCCATTAAATACTGATGCTCATGCGAATGCACAAACTTAGTTATCTTCTGGAAAAGTAAAGTTTTTGATTGATGTATAGACGGCAAAGGCAAAATTACTTAATACAAAAGTTGGCCAAAATATGAGTCCTGAACAAAGGACAGATTATTTAAAACCATTTAATTACACTTCCATATTAAAAGAAGAAATGTTGAATCTTCGTGAAGAAAATGAAGGTATTAATATTATTTTAAAACAAGTAAATCGTGGGATACGAAAGGACAAATTTTCTGCGTTTGAATATGGATTATACTATATTAAACATGAAGAAGATGACAAGAAAAAACGTAAAAGGTTTAATGCAAAAGATTGGGCTTTTTTTAATTAAAGGAGAAGTAAAATATGAAAAATTTTGCAGTAATGGCTAATAAAGCTATTAAAAGTTTTAATACGACTGTATTGATATCGTTGCGAGGTATTATCAACAATGCGAGCTTCACGAGCGGAAATCAAGATCGAAGAAATCCTGCGTGAAGCAGGTTTAAATTTTAAAATGGAGTATATTTTTCCTGATTTAAAAAGTCCTAATGGGCGTCCTTTGCGTTTTGATTTTGTTGTTTTTGATGATGATGGGCGTATTGATTTTATTATTGAATATTAGGGTAAACAACATTACCAACCAAGTAGTAAATTTGGTGGTAAACGAGGTTTTTATCAACAACAATATAATGATAATCAAAAGCGTCGGTTTTGCGCTTTGCATGATTTTAATTTAATAGAAATTCCGTATAATGAAGAAAATCTCATTTCTTATGATTATATTATGAATAAGGCCTATGGCTGGTGAAGGAGGTGCGTAATTTGAATAAATCCCGCACATAGCAAATTCATGATAAAGGTTTTGCTATGGTTGATGGATATGCATATTATCGCACAGACGCACCTAATGAATATAAGAAAGTTCGCATTGGAGTAAAATCTGTTGAAGACGCTGTTCTTCAATTAGGTTCCTATTGTCCTAATCCAAAAGATAGGGGTAACCATGGTCCAGCAATTAATAAAGGTATGGTTATTAAAGCTTTAATGGAACATGATGTTAAAGAACAGCGAAGAATTTCTAATCTTTTTTATGAAATAAATGGTATTTATCAAAAAGTATGTAATTACTTTGCTTATCTTTATCGTTATGATTGGTATGTAGATCCAAAAGTTTATGAAGATGCCAATGTCGAGAAAGTTCTGAAAAATTTTGCTAGTGTATTAGATTTTCTTGATAAATCTTATATTAAAAAAGTGTGTGGCGATATAGCTTTAGAAGTAGTCAAAAGTGGCGCCTATTATGGGTATATTGTTAATATAAACAAAAATTTAGTATTACAATAGTTACCAACTGACTATTGCCGCTCCCGTTATAATGTTGGTTCAACTCCTGCAATAGAATTTGACATGAGATATTTTGATACGTTTAGAGATACTAATTATCGTATGCGTATCTTAAAATTATTTCCTGATGAATTTTCAAAAGGATATTTACTTTATAAATAGGGTAAATTACAGCCTGACTTTGCTGGAGACAATTAGGGAAGTTGGTATTTACTTGAACCAGAAAATACTGTAAAATTTAATTTATTGCATCATGATTTACCAATGTTTGTGAATGCGATTCCTGCGATTCTTGACTTGGATGCCGCCCAAGATCTGGATCGCAAGAAACAAATGCAGCAATTGTTAAAAATTGTTGTACAAAAATTGCCACGAGATAAAAATGGCGATTTAATATTTGATATTGAAGAAGCAAGGGATATACATAATAATGCAGTAGAAATGTTGCGTCGTGCAGTCGGTGTTGATGTATTAACAACATTTACTGATGTTGATTCTATTGATATGTCTGACAAAAACACCTCAACCACTAAAGACGATTTAGAGAAGGTTGAGCGCTCAGTCTATAATGCATTAGGTATTTCACGCAATTTATTTAATACTGATGGTAATTTATCTTTGGAAAAATCAATTCTTAACGATGAATCTTCTATAAGAAAATTATTACTCCAATTTGAGCAATTTTTTGATCGTATTATAAGTCAAAAATACAAAAACAGTAAATGCGTTTTTAATTTTTGCATGTTAGAAACGACTCAATATAATTATAAAGAATTGTCAAAATTATATAAAGAACAATCTTAGATTGGTTTCTCAAAGATGTTACCTTAGATTGCTCTTGGACATTCTTAGAGTTTCATTTTGAATTCTGCCCACTTTGAGAATGATATATTAAAGTTATATGAAATTATGATACCTCCTCTTATGAGTTCAACTATGAGTAGTGACTTAATTTTGGGTAACAAAGAGCAAGCCAATTAGATAAAAAATCAAACAAATTAGGATAGTAAAGAAGTTGGACGTCCTGAAAAATCTGACGACCAAAAGAGTGAAAAGACTATCTAGAATAAAGAATCTATGAGTTAAGGAGGAATATTAATGCATAAGAGTATAGGCATTGAACAGTCCATCGAATTCATTAACGTGACTCCGCTCAATCCTTTAATTTCTAAATGTCAAATAAAGGTTTGTTATGTTTCAGATGAGCCTAATCGCAACAGAAGTATTATCACTAAAGAAGTTGCGCGAAAGCTCGCTAACTCGTTGCCAGGAAGCCCCATTGTTGGTTATTATAATGAAGGTAATGGTGATTTTGAAGAACATAATAAAATTATAGAAATTTCTAATGGCCAATTAAATTTTAAAGAAAATACAAGGCCCTATGGTTTTGTTGATTTAAATGCTAAAGTTTGGTTTTAGATTTTTCTTGATGATGATGCAATAGAGCGTGAATATTTAGTAACAGAAGGATATTTATGGACTGGCCAGTATCCTGAATGTCAACGTATTATTGATTAGGGAAATAACCAATCAATGAAACTTGATGATAATTATTTGGACGCATACTGGACAAAAGATGATAAAGGAAAACCACAGTTTTTCATTATCAATGAAGCAATAATTTAGAATCTTTGTATTTTAGGCGAAGATGTAGAACCTTGCTTTGAAGGGGCTAGTATTACAGCTCCTATTCAATTCTCATTCGAGGATGGGTTTAAAGAGTAGCTCTTCTCAATGATGAATGAGTTAAAGAATATTTTAAATGAAGGAGGAGCGAAAGTATTGAATACTTATGCCGTTGATATTGGCGATAGTCTTTGGTCAGCCGTATGGGATTATGTTCATAAGACTTATAAAGATCCTGCTGATGAATGGGCTGCTTTGTATACTATTGATAGTATTTGCGAAGAAAATGGCCAAAAATTTGCAGTTCTGAGAAGCGCTGACGCAAAGTATTATCGTTTAAATTTTTCTCTTTCTGAAACAGAGGGCTTCCAAGCTTCTGACACTTTAATTGAAGTAACTAAAACTTATACTCCTATTAATCAGTTCGCAGAAGCCGATGTTGCAGCTTATATGGAAGAATATAAGAAAAAGAATACTAAAGAGCCTTCTGAGGATGAAGAGAAGCCCACTGAGGATGAGAAAAAGTCAGAAGAAGAAGATAATTCTGATAATGAATCTCAATCTGATGATGAGGAAGATAAGAAGAAGAGGAAAACTTCTTATTCTATAGAAGAGTATAATACTGTTGTTGAACAGTTAAATACTTTACAAGCTCAGTATAATGCCTTGCAGGAAACTAATAATGAGTTAACTGCGCAAGTTGAGTCTTTGACTTAGTTTAAGGTTGCGGCCGAGCGCAAGGATAAGCAGGCTATGATAAATAGCTTTTATATGCTGTCCGATGATGATAAGAAAGATGTTGTTGATCATATTGATTCTTATTCTTTGGATGATATTGAAGCAAAACTTTCTATAATATGTTTCCGCAATAAGGTAAGTTTTGACCTTAATGAGGAAAAGAAAACAGATGAGAATGGGCCTATTACTTATAATTTAGACCATGATGAAGTTGATAATACTCCTGCTTGGTTAAAGGCTGCATTTGCTGTTGCAAAATCTAGAGAAGAATAATAATTTTAAGGAGGATAAACAATGCTGGGTGAGTTTTTAAAGAAACACATTACTAGCCAGGCAGATTCCGCTAATGGCGGCTATGTTGATTATGGTTATGGCCAAGTAGAACCTAACCATCTTTCAGCTCAGAGAACTGGACAGATTTATGGTTAGCTGCCTGCTAATAAAAATATTAAGATTTTAGAAAATGGTCAGTTTGTAAAATATGATTATGCTGCTGCTAATGGCGGTGAGGTAAATTTCACTGGTAAGGGCGAATGGATGCTTGTTTATAATGAGATTAAGCTTTATCGTGAACATCAGGTTGATGCTGAGTTCGCTATGCTGAAAGATAATTATGAAGCTCGTGTTTATAGTCCTTATGATTGGGAAAAGCCTGAAGAGGATAAGCAGACTCGTTACTACAATGGCGTAGATAATAACGGCGATTCTAGCATCGAGCTTGGTGGCAAGACTTACAATTATGATGATGTAACTGCTGGCCCTGATTATTATGAAATTCATTATAATGAAGATCCCTTCCATATTCTTGGTAAGCATTATGAGCGCAAGATGCCTGAAGGCACTAAGATGGTTCCCCGCGTATTTAAGACTAATGTGGGTGATATCTTTACCACTAACATGATTGCAGAATCTACTCTTGCTCTTGGTGATGAGCTTTCTCCCCGTGCGGCTGATGGTATTCTCAGCAAGTCTGGTGATGGCTCTATGAAGTGGCAGGTAGTACGTCTATATACTATGCCTGATGGTCAAAAAGGCGTTAAATTAATGCGCATAGCGTAAGAAAGGAGAAAAATATAATGGCTTTAGATCGTAAGAATCTTGTTGCATTAATGAAGACTGTAGCTAAGGCTAAGCCTGCTTCTCCTGTTGCTTATAGCTGGGATGGCAAGAATTTAGACTATGATACACTTAATGAAACACTCCGTATGGAGATGAATGAACTTGCGGGTTCTTATTCTCTTTATCGTGAAAATAAAAATCTGATTTTCTCCATTATTGAAGAGACTCTTGATGATGTTCTCCCCAAGAAGGTAGAAGAGCAGTATAATCAGTTCGCTGAGGTTAAGACTTTCAAGCAGGGTGATAAACCCATTTTCCGCAGGAAGCTCAATACTCGTCAGCGCGCTAAACAGTTTGTAACTCGTGTTGGCCTTGCTGGTATGTATGAGGTCTTTAAGCTTGGTGTAGCTGAAGAGGCTTTTGAAGTGCGCACTAGTGCGATTGGTGGCGCCGCTCAGATTGGCTTTGAAGAGTTCCTCGATGGTCGTGTTGATTTCGCTGAAGTTACCGCTATTATTATGGAAGGTATGGATGAACTCATTTATAAGGAGATTGGTGCTGCTCTGAAGGCTTCTATCAATCAGCTTCCTCCTGCAAACCGTGTTGCGGCTGCTGGTTTTGATGAGGCTTCCTTTGATCGCCTTTTAACCATTGCTTCTGCTTATGGCGAACCTACTATCTATTGTACTTATGAATTTGCTGTCAATATGATTCCTCAGGAAGCTTGGCGCTATACTGAATCTATGAAGGATGAACTTTGGCGCACCGGTCGTCTGGCTAGCTATAAGGGCAAGAAGGTCATTATTCTTGAACAGGGTTTTGAGGATGGTACTAATGAAAAGAAGGTTATTGATCCTGGTTATGCTTGGATTATTCCTACTGGCGCCGATGGCAAGCCCGTGAAGGTGGCCTTTGAAGGCAATACTATTGTTGATGAATATAATAACTATGACCGCTCTCGTGAAATTCAGGTTTATAAGAAGGTTGGCGTAGTGTGCATGATGGCTAATAACATTTGCGCTTATGTTGATACCGCTCTTATGGGTCAAATGGATACATGGCATCTTGATGGTGCTTCCAGTGTCGCTTGGCAGTCTAATGTTGTTGTTGGCAACGATAATCCGTAATTTTTAATATAAGGGGAGAAAAAAGGATACTTTTATATCCCTTTTCTCCCATTTTTTGCTATGAGAAAAAGGAGATAATAAAATGGTTGGTAATAAAATTTTTAATGTAAAAAATCGTAGTGCTAGTATAGTAGTTTATAAAATTCCAGAAGAAAATATTCGTAGAGAATTTGCGCCCGGTGAGAGTAAGAAGATTTCTTATGCAGAATTAGAAAAGCTTACTTATCAACCTGGTGGTCGTGAATTAATGGCGAATTTTTTGCAGATTGATAGTGATGAAGCAATTAATAGCTTAAATATTTATGCAACTCCTGAATATTGGATGTCAGAAAAGAACATTATAGATTTGATTAAAACTGGCCCTCTTGATCAGTGGCTCGATGCTCTCGATTATGCTCCTGTTGGCGCAATGGATTTGATTAAGAAGTATTCTGTGTCTTTGCCTTTGACCGACACTCGTAAGATTGAGGCTTTGCAGAAGAAGACTGGCTTTAATGTTGCTGCTGCTATTCAACATGATAAAGAATCTAAGGAGCCTGATGAAGTGTTTACAAAGACTGAAAAGAAGGAAAATACCGAAACTGCTCATACAGCACCTACTGGACGTCGTACTACTGTTGATTACAAGAAGAGCAACGAAGAAGCTCCCACTACTCCAGTTTATAAAGTAGTAAAGTAATAAATAAATAGGAGGCGAGTTTACACTGTGGATGGAATAACTGAATTTTCCAAAGTATATAATCGCTTTCTTGGTAAAATTACTGATGATATGTATATTGAATTGACTCCAGAAGATACACTAAAAGATTTGCAGAATCTTTTAATTGAATCATTACCAGGGTTTGAGTTTCCTAGGCATGATATTTCTTCCTATGTCATAAAGACTGAAACAATTCCAGAAAATATGGTAACTTCTGATGATTTTGTTGTAGGCGTTTTATGGGGTAAGATACCTTCTGGGCCAAATGATGTTCCTGATGTAATTATTGATAAATCTTATTTTTTAGAATCTTTAACAGAAGAAGAAATTAATATTATAGCCATTTTAATGATGTGCGCTTGGGTAAATAGATAGGTAGCATCTATTGAAAATACTAGAATGAAATATTCAGGTACGGATTTTAAATTTACTTCCCAAGCTAATCATTTATCAAAGATGTTAGCGCTATTATCAGAAACGTAGCGCCAATCAATTCATATGCAAAGACTTTATGGTCGCCGTAAGAAAAATGCGCGAGGTGCTTATGAATCTAATTGGTCTATATTGCGAGAAAAGAGCGCATTAGATAGATAATGATGACTAAATATGGTTTTACTGTTGTCGAAGATGTTATTAATAAAGATTTATTACGTTTAACTAATTAGATTTGGAAATTAATTCCTATGCGCGAACATGAGGAAGATTGGTTAAAACAATTAAATACGATAATTGTAGAAATCTCTGGCTTAAATGAAATATTTGCGCCAGAGCTTTCTTTTACTATTTTATTAAGTAAATTAGAAGGCTTAAAAATTGACGAACATTTAGATTTTTACACTTATCGAAAAACTGTTTTTGAAGCTATAAATTTATTATAGGAGTTAAAACATGCATAATGCACATGTAAATTCATTGATGCGCGGACGTCTTGGCTTATATTCTCAATAGCCCGGGCAAGATGCTGGTGTTGAAACTCGTGACCAATAGTTTACATAGCGCGGAGGATATCATCAGCAAGAAAGAATGATTAAAGATAAGCGCCGCAGTTTGGATAAAGCCACTCTTTATTCTTACTAGGCTGCTGATGTGCGGGATATTAATGCAAAAATATTAAATACATATCGTGCATTAATTAATCCTAATAAATTAAAGCAAGATTATGATGATAAGATTGTTTCTGTTGGATTTGAAGCCAGGTTTTAGCCAGGCACTGTTTTTGAATGGGTTGGTACTCATACTTATTGGTTAGTTTATTTACAAGATTTAACTGAACTGGCGTACTTTCGTGGCGATATTCGTAAATGTTCTTATGAAATTGCTTGGAAAGATGATGATGGTGAGCATAAAACTCATGCGGCCATTCGTGGCCCAGTAGAAACAAAAATTAATTTTATTCAAAAACATGGAATTAGTGTTGATGAGCCTAATTACTCTTTGAATATATTGATGCCTAAAAATGAAGAAACTTTGAAGTATTTTACCAGATATTCTAAATTTTATTTATAGAATGATCCAGTGCAAGAAAATAAAATTTGTTGGCGAGTTGAAGCTGTAGATTGGATTAGTATGCCGGGTGTTTTAGAAATAAATGCAGTAGAATATTATAGTAACAAAGTTGAAGATGATATAGAAAATGGTATTGTGGGTGGGCTAGTAGTTGAAGAAAAGAATCCCAATACTGAAGAAGTAGAGGATGCTATTACTGGTGAAACATTTATTAAACCTAAGAAGAGATATAGATATCAGTTTACTGGCTCTATGATTTCTGATTGGAAAATAAAAACTGATTTGCCATTACAATGCTGGGAAATTGATGAGCATTGTATTGAATTAATGTGGCTAAAACCTGTTAGTGGATAGTTTACATTAAGTTATGGTGATTTTGAAAAAGTAATAGTGGTTGAGTCCCTATTTTAATGAGATAAAGGAGAAAAAAGTGTTATGAAAGTTGTAAGCTATATTGAGCCAAAGTCTTCTTTTTTATCATTAGAAAAAGATTTGGCTATTATTGTAGATAAAATTTTGGCCGATGCTCGATTAAAAAAATTGTTATATTATCCTTCAAAAGACGCTTTAACTAAACCGGCTTTAACTGAAGATTAGAGTATTGCGCTATTTGGCAAGCAAATAAAAATAGTGCCAAAGCTTTATGTTGATTCTGAGGTTTTTACCTATTTAATTATTTCTTTTGATAACTTTTTAACAAATGTGACGAATCCGCAATTTAGAGATAATGTATTAGAGGTAGATGTTATTTGTCATTTTGATCAATGGCAATTAACAGATTTTAAATTGCGGCCCTATAAAATTGCAGCGGAAATTGATTCTATGTTAAATAATCAAAGGTTGACTGGAATTGGATTAACTGAATTTTTGGGTTGTAATCAAATAGTACTTAATGATGAATATGCAGGATTATGTTTAATGTATCGTGTTGTACATGGCGAAGAAGATAAAAAGAATATGTTAACGCCGCAGGATGAAAAAGTATTCTTGAATGATTATTTTAGTATGGATACTGTTGGACCTGATGATGAAGATGGAGATTAATTATGGATTTGCGGCTAGCCTTAATGTCTGGTATAGATATTGCGGTGCCTGAATGTCCTTTAATTATTCACTAGCCGAAAATTAGGGAGATAGCTTATTTAGGTGAAACGCCTTTTTTTACTGGTGTTCAAACTCTTTGTTTAGATAAGCGCATGTTTGCTGAAAATCAAGAAGAATTAGCTACGGTTAATAATTTTTAGATTGTCATGACACTTTTAAACAGTCCAGAAGGACAAGATAAAAAAACACATGTGAAACAATTATTAAATATGATATGTCCGAGTTATAAAATTAGTTTTACTCCTCGGTCAATTTTTTTTAATAAAGAAGATACAAATATCATATTAGATGAGGGTAATTTTGATTCCTTTCAAGAAATTTTACGTCAAATTTTTTGTGTTAATTCCGGGGCGATGGGTGAAACTGCTTTCAATCCCGCAGATGCTAAAGCAAGAGAAATTGCAGAAAAGCTCATGCGAGGGCGGCAACGAGTTGCAGCGGAGAAGGGAGAGGGTGCGGGCAGCATCTTTGCCCAATACGCATCCATCCTAACAGTAGGGCTTAACTCAATGTCTTTACATGATGTTTTAGATTTAACTATGTTTTAGATGTATGATTTAATTGAAAGACTCTCTCTGTATACTAATTGGGACCTTGATGTCCGAACTAGACTGGCGGGAGGTAAGCCGGATCAACAACCCGATAATTGGATGAAAAATATTCATTAAATATTAAGGAGGAACAAAACACTATGAAGTTTGGTGTCCGCGAGATTTGTGACGTCGTGTTAAAGGCGAAAGCACCTCAAAAAGTGGGTAATAAAATATTCTATAAAAATGAACCTGTTATTTATTTTGATACATTAAAGACTTCTAGTATGGAAGGCGCTGCAACCACAGTTTACGCGCAAGGTGGACGAGGCAATACTCGTCTCGTAGCGTGGGAAGGCGAACGTACTGTAACCTTCACCATGGAAGATGCTCTGATTTCCCCTGCGGGATTCATGATTCTTTCTGGTGCCGGTCTTATTGAAGCTGGTAAGGGCGCTCCCATCTACGTTCATACAACCGAGCAAACTGACCAGGTTATAGTAGGTACTGATAAGGTTACTATCTATTTGAAAGAAAAGCCCTATTTTGCTGATAATAATGAGGATATGGTTTATGTTATGCTTATGGATGGCGACGAAGTTGCCACTGAGCCTTATATTCCTGCTAAGCCTGAAGGTTACAGCAATAAGGAAGCTGAGAATACTTATGTGAAAGTTACTGAAGAAGTTGAAGGTATAACCTATTCTGGTTATAAGATTACTCTGCCTATTACTCGTAATGCTGAAGGTGCTGAGGCTGATGATCTCACTCCTTTTAAGGCTGGTTGTGTTGTATTGGTAGATTATTACGTAGCTAAGGAAAGTGGCGCGCAGCAGATTGAAATTACTGCTGATAAGTTTGGTGGTAACTACTACCTTGAAGCTTCTACTCTGTTCCGTGATCGCAATGGTGTTGATATGCCTGCGGAATTTATTATTCCTAACTGCAAGATTCAGTCCAACTTTACTTTCACAATGGCATCTTCTGGCGATCCTTCTACCTTTACCTTTACTATGGATGCATTCCCTGATTATACTCGTTTCGACAAGACTAAGAAAGTCCTCGCCGCAATTCAGATTATTGAAACTGCGGGCGCTTCTGATATTGAACGTCTTAAGACTGATCATATTAAGGCTCATGAGGAGTATTTCATAGACTAATGATTATACACTCTCGCAAAAAAGCAAGTGTGGGAAATGCTACTAAGGTGGTAGAACCAGAAGTAGAAAAGATTAGCATTGAGGAAGAAAAGCCTACTAAGATAACAAAAAAAAAGCCTAAGAAGGTTTTTGAAGAATTAGATTTTGAGCTTGGTTCTCAAGAATAAAAATGGGGGAAGAGAAATCTTCCCCCATTGTTTTTTTATTATAAGAAAGGAGGGAAAATAAGTGAGCCTTTTAGGTCAAATGAAAAATATTTATAAAACAAGAAAAAAAGATGA